TTTGCAAATATGCTCATATATTTCTGTACCTCTTCCACTAGCAGATGGTCATATCGTTTTTATACAGCACATTAAAGCTCAAAGCCCATCCAGCTAGGTAGTTCTCAAAGCGTTCTGTAAACGGCTCAAATGTAGGTTGACCTTCTAGCTGGTACTTATCTCCCCAGATGTCTCCACGCCTTGCTCTTTCCATCAACCTCATGCCTACTGCAAACTGTGTGTTTAGTACATCGTGTTCATTATCGTTTCCTACAAATACGTCTTTTGTTTGTTCGTTGTTTATGTCTACAATGTCTGTGAGTATAATAGAAACCGAAAAGCTAACTACTGGGCCTTGATGCAAAACGCTTCCTACCATTATATGAGACAAAGGAAAGATAGTCTGTTTGTTTAGGTCTACTTTAAATATGTCTCCCTCAGATACTGTGTTAACGTTTACGTCTTCTTCTAAGGCGTTTTTGAGTAGTGTTGTTATGTCGTAGAATGCTGTCATCTTTTTAGTGCTTTATTCATTAGGTTTCTTTCTAGTTGGTTTTTCTGTTTTATATAGGTTAGAAAATTAAATGCTTGGGAAGCTCTAATTTTTGTAACATCTCCGAACTTTCCAATATCTCCATCTGCGAGTGCATAGATTGAATGATACCATCCCCATTGTCTGTTGAATTGTGCTTGTTCGCTGTAATCATTTCCTTCAGCTCCTGACTCAAATAATTGTGGGTAGCTTTCAATAGTTCGTTTCCTAAACGATAAAAAAAAACAATCGAACCCATCGCAACATTCAACGGCATAAACCGCATGACCTCTGCGAACTCTTCTGTACCATCGTAATCTCTTACATCGTATTTGTCTTTATAGGTATTCGTTACTGGTCTGTAAAGAACTGCCATAGCTTTGTGCATCTCTTGCCAGTCTGTTGAGTACTTATCTAAATCTACATACTCTCCGAAAGTTATAGATTCAAGCGATGGTATAAATCCGAAGTCTACGCTGTCTAGTTTAAACCTAACTTGTATATCTTGTTCAACACTAAACAACATATTTAAGTGTTCGCTTATCTCTCGAACGTCTGTTAGTTGCATCATCATCACATCATGCAGCCTAACGTCACATAAATATCTAACTGTGTTTTGTGCTAACTCATCGCCTTCAAGTCCCTCAGAAGTCTTTAAAAACGTCTGATACTGTCCTAGAGTTATCTCGCTTAAATCTTCTGGTATTGTTATTGTTGCTTTCATTACTTATAAAACTAAAATGATTGAATTTGTTATAAAGGCAAAAAGCCTCCATCTAATAAATGAAGTACTTACCTCTATTCGGTTTCTCAAGCTGGTAGGTTACAGCATATCTGATAGCATCTAGTGCGTGGTTATGGTCATCAATTGGAGTGTTAGATTTACGCTCAAGCCAACAGTAGTTGTTCAGCTCCTTAATTAGCTCTTGAGAATCTGGGCTTATCACTAGGTCGTAATCTTGCAGGATAGTTATTCCATGAGTGACTGAGCCTTGACCTTTCACAGCTGGAATTATGTTTAACCCTTTTTGCTTTAGTTCTTTTATCAATCGAGGCTCTGCGCTATCTGCTATAATTAAGCTCGTACCAGCGACCTTTTCATTAACTTGGTGTATTTGGCTTGTGGTTAGGTTTGGCTTGTATAGATGAAGCCTAAGATATATCTTCTTGTTTGCTTTGTCTACATTCGTTTCAACTAGCGTTGTAGGGTCTACTGAGAAACCAAAATCCTGACCATAAACAGAAGAGCTTACACGCTTGAATTCGCCCACCTCCCAATTAGAGAATATAACACCCTCAGCTTTCGATAACCAGCCTCCTAGTATTTGGTGCTTGTACTTCTCAGGTCTTCTTTGCTTAATGTTCTCAACTTGCTTTAGGAAGCTCTCAGATAGGTTCTCTAAGTTGTCGAGGTAAGTAGTGTGTATGTATGTGGTATCGTCTTTGCTTATGTTGCTTCCCTCTTGAACACCTCTAGTCTCAAAGAACTTTTGATATATAAAATGCTCCTTTGTAGTTGGATTCATTATCATTATCACTCTGTTCTCTATTCCTTTCTGTCGTACTGACATGTCAATAGTGTCAAACACGTTCTCATCTACAAGCTCTTCAGCCTCATCGAGCACCCAAGTTGTGACTCCTTGCAAAGACTTGAGTGAAGCTACTTGGTTTCCAGAGCTGGTTTTGATACCTCTGAATAGAATCTTAGAGCCAGTCTGTATGTTTATTATTTCATCTTTAGTAATGTGAAACGCTTTCTCTAGTCCTAACATCTCAATCTTCTCAATGAACTCTGGAATGATTGAAATACTCGCAGCTCTCAAAGTGTAACGTGTGAATAGTATCGTATGTCCTACCTCGCAAGTTAGCATACAAAGAATAGTATTAACAGCATAGGACTTACCAGAGCCACGACCTCCAGTTACGATGAAGTAACGAGTAGGATTATTAAACTTTCGATAGACGTTCTTAATCCTCCCCATTAAACTTGCGCATCACTTCATTAAAGTCTATTGAACTACTCAGCTCTCCTTTAATTTCTGATTCTGTTTTCTTAGGTACAAAGTACTGTGCATATTTAGCGAATAAGTCTAGATACTTCTCTGGACTCTTTGCGAGGACGTCATAGAACGCCTGCTGAATGTTTGGTACTTGACCTTCCAATGTCTGTATAAACATCTCTCTGGCCTCTGTAGTTAGTTTATTCTCCATTCCTTTAGGTCTACCCGGTCCTGCTTTCTGTCCTTTCTTAAATGCCATCTTTCGTGTTTTTCTATGTTATTAAAACTTGAAAACATAAATTTGTTATAATTAGAAAAGCCCTCCGGTTATGGCAGGCTCTCTCTGTGTGTTTGTTTTTAAATTAGTAAGTATCATCTTTGATTAGTCCCAATAACTTGAGAAAAAAGAATGTTTTAATCTTATACTCTCTATATAATTTAGATACATACTCCGGCTCGTATCTCCAGTTAAGCTCATCCTCCACCCTTTCGAATTCTTGCATTTCTCTCTCATCATCTAAAGAGAATAAATAATCAACTAATTCCTTACCTGATAATAATTCTAAATCTTTCATGTCCTTTACTTTTTTTGTTTGTTTGTTTCTACAAATATAATGGAACTTTTATAATAAACAACACTTTTATTAAAAAAAAATAAAAAAAAAGAGTTTCCATCTCTGAAAGCCCCTCTGTTATTAACAATTATGATTATTCGTAAGTGTTGTAAATATCTTTTAAGTCCTTTACACGTTGTTTAACACAGCTTGAGCAGCTTGTAACCTCTACGCCTTTCTTCTGGAATACTCTAGCGTATATTGTCGCTAGTTCGTAGTTCTGTGATTGGCTTACCATTCCATTTGAATTTGTAAAGAAACCATGTAGAAAAGTGTACTCTGATTCTGTAAGACAAAGCGGTTGTTTTCTGAACCTCATCTTATTGAGTTTCTCTTTACGCTCATCGCATCCGCAATCTTCCCCAGCTAAAAACTTTACCGCCTTTTTAATACCAGTTACTTCTGTGATTGCTTCTACTACATCTCCAAGACCAGTTGGTGAGTTCTCTGCGTGTTTCGCTTCTAGTTCTTCTTGAGTCTTAATAGGTTCATCACATACTTCAGCAACTGCTTTCTCCGCTTCTTGAATCTCTTTCTCTATTCTTGCTGCTTTGGCTTGTTCTACTGTTAGACCTTGCTCAATCTCTTCTGGTGTTCTTCTAAATCTTTTATTTGACATCTTTGTTATTTTTTATTCCTTGTAAAGTTATCTCGTTTGCTATTACCATGTTCAATATATCTCGCATTGCTACAAAGTTAGGGCTTTCGCTCTTCATCTCTTCCAGTAGCATTACTGTATAAATGTCTTTTTGATTGCTTAAAAATGCTTTAATCTCTTTCATTGTATTCGTGTTTATAGTTTATCGTAGTCTTCGTTATTAAAGTCTTCGTAGTCTTCTCCTAGACGCTCTCTGAGTTGATTCTTACAGAAGTTAACTGTATGGAATATATTGGTTACGCTGATTCGTGTGACTGAGCTTAAAGCTCTCATAGACATTCCAGACTCAATGTACAAAGTAAATAGTTCTTTGTTGTATGGATATCCTTCCTTATCTAAGTTGTTAAGCTCCTCGTATAGCTTCTCAGTTATCTTAGTGTAACCTCCCTCTCTTTGTTCTTTGTAGTCTTCTGATTCGATAGCTTTGAACTCTGTAATATCGTAGAAGAAAAACTTACCTTTGTCTTTTAGGTAAGACTTGTACATATTGTTTAGTACTCTCCAAATATAGGACTTGCTTACTTCTCCTTTTTCGTTTATTACTTTCTCTCCAGCGTTGTAATGGTGTAGTCTTAAATACATCTCTTGTACTATGTCCTCAGCATGAGAAGTACATCCCATAGCTTGTAAGAATCTTATATACTCTTCGTGATACTTTGATACTTTTTCTAGCCAGTCCATTAGTTTTTATCTTTTAATGTTGCTGTGAAATGGTCTAGGAACTCATCTTGTGTAATCTCATTTACCATCAATGCGCTTGGCAAGTCGGTTAAGTATATTACAATGTGGTTTCCGTTCTCTTTTAGATATTCAATTATTGACTCAGCCAGTTCTACTGTATCTTTGCCGTAATCAATAATGTAAAACTTGTCCTTCATTTGGTACGCTTTGAGTTTATAGGTTGTCTCTTTAGCTGGTCGTACTCTTTAAGGATTGTAAGAATTTGATTTTTTAGGTTTATTGCTTCGATTGATTCTCTTGGATTCTGAATCTGTTTTATAAGTGCCACGTTTCCACGTGTAAACTTATGCAAGTCTTGAACAAACCCAATAGAAGTTTCTGCACTTCCGTTAGGTTTGCTCAAAATTGCCATTAATATCTCGTCACTAGAAAGGTAAGTCATTTTTTGCCTCTTCTATATGTGGACTATCTGACATCTCTACTTTATCACATCTCCAATGATTCAAACTGTTGTATATTTTTCCGTTGTATTCTTGTCCTCGAATTGTAAACTCGACCTCTACAACATCTCCAACGTTATTGAACTTTATAAAGTTGTCTATATGTTCTGCATAATCTGCTTTTTTGTACATTCCAAACTTCATTCTAGTAACGTATCCACTCTCTGACGTTGTATCTACAATGTAATCTAATACAGCAGCTCCGTTGTCTAGTACTTTCTTTTCTGTAATCTCTGAAATTGTACCCTTTACTTTAAAATTTTCCATTTTTCTTTACTTTTTTTTTGTTAATATATGAAACTTTTTTAAT